CTCAACTCGTCAGCCTCTTGTAGATTAAATCCCGCAATTAATCTTGATATTTCCATTGCTTGTTCTTGATATATCATCTCTCCGAATGTATCTTTAAGAACAGTTTCCAAAATAGGATGAAAATAGTCTATACTTTCTTTACCATTTTTTCTATCAATATAATGATTTGTTATGCTTTTACCATCTCTCATTGCTTCTAAAGATCCTGGTCTTAATACAGCAATCAAAGCAGAAAGCTGTTCTATATTTTCTGGCTTTAATTTTTTAGCCATCATTTGACCTAGCCTAGACTCTAGTTGGAATATACCTTTAGTATTTCCATCAGATATCAATTCCCAAGTCTTTTTACATTCCAAATTGATTTTACTAATTTTTGGAGAGAAAACCAGTTTATTAGTATCAACAATATTGAATGAACATCCACAACTAAACTTATATTTTTGCATTAGCAAATGATCCCTTAAATTTTACTTTTTCTCCAAGTTTTCTATGAAGTTTCATAAATCTAATCATAATTTCTGCTGTATCTCTAACATCTTTTAATGCGTCATGAGCACCATCTTTACTAATACCAAGATAGTCTCTTAAGTTATCTAATGTATAATTTTTTAATTCATTATTATATTCAAACCAATAAAATAAAACATTCATTACATCAACAACATCTCGTGGATAAAATAGATCAGATCTCGATTCTTTATTTAAGTTACCATATTTTAAGCTCAATCTTTCAATAATTCTTAAATCAAATCTATTTATATTATATCCAGCAGCAATTGGTGCAGAAAAACAGGATTTTTTACCATTTGATCTGCTATGATACATATTTAGGTATGATACAAACATCTCCCAGCCATTTTTTTGATCCTGATAAGAATGCCATGATTTTAAAATATCTTCCTTAGAACACCCCCTGACTTTAGAATGAAAATCTAAAACATCAGAATCTTCATATTTGTAAGACGGATTATCTTGTATCGCTTCTGGTTTTAAATTAATATTAAACTCAGAATTTGGTACAATTTCTAATTTAATTGGATCAACTATTATAGCAGCGATTTGTACAGGACTACACTTGTCTGGATTTGCACCATCTGTTTCCAGATCAAACACACAAAGTTTTTGGAAATTAGGCATTAATCGTTACCACCGTATTGGGTTGAATGTAAATTCTGTCGTTAGAATTTTCTATAGCTTGAGCATTGATTGTTCTGCAACAACTTATTCTCAATTCTGCAATTTTGACATATTCTTTGCTATTAAAAGTAAATCTATCACCATTATGTAATTCGTTAAAATTTTTATTCATAATTCTATCCCTTCATTAATTAAAAGATCAGATATATACATAGCTTTGTCTAGAAATGCTAGACCCAGCACATCAAATTTAATTACACCTAGTGATTCTAGGTCCTGCATCTCCATTCCAGCTATTGTCTGATCGTTTTTGGAATCATAAACCATTGGGCAAATTTCGCTTAGTTTTTGACTAGAAATTACCACGCCAGCGGCGTGTTTGGATTGATTCGATTTTGTTCCTTCCAATCTAATAGCCTGTTCGAATCTTTTGGCAAGCGGTCCAGATAAAATGTTGTTATCGTCTATGAAGCACCATTCCTTTAGTCTGTCTGATTGGTTTTCTAATGCCCATCTTATTATAGATGACTCTCCTGTTTCTTCTCTCATTTCTTGAAGTTCATCTGCTATTTTTGCTTCGTCTGGTATATATTTTGTTATTCTATTCATTTCCTCAAAACCTATATTTCCATATACTCTTAAAACTTCTTTTAAGGCGCCTCTCCCCTTCATAGTATTATATGTAATCATTTGAGAGACTTTATCTTCTCCATATTTATTTTTGACATATTCAATAACATTTTCTCTCTTATTAATTGGAACGTCCATATCAATATCTGGTAAAGAAATTCTATCTTTTGTATTTCTTCCAGCAGAATAGAATCTTTCAAAGATTAGCTTATATTTTATAGGATCAATATCTGTTATGCCAATTAAATACGACACTAAGCATCCTGCGGCACTACCTCTACCTGGACCAGCTAACCAATTATTATTTTTAACATAATTTACCATATCTTGTACTATCAAAAAGTAACTAGATAATCCAGCGCCCTGTAGAACTTCTAATTCATGTTTTACTCTGTCTACATATATATGTTCTTGACTATCTTCTATATAGCCTTTAATCTTTTCTTTCCATCCATCTCGACACAATTGTCTTAAAAAAGTATCTGGATCATATCCTGATGGACATTCAAAATCTGGTAAAAATGGTTTATTTTTAATCTCATAGTCTTCACACAATTCAGAAATAATATTTGTATTTTCTAGTTCTTCTTGGGTATGAATATCCTTCATTTCTTCGTAAGAAGGTATGTGATATTTATCTGACTTAAAAAAGCAGCTCATAGGAACATCATCATTAGATAATAATTTTCTATTTATATCTGATAGTGTAACCTTAAGATTGTTGCATAATAATATTCTTTGATCTATCGCATCATCACTTTCGCAATAATGAGCATCCGGAGTTGCTATTAATTTTATTTTATTATCTTTAGCTATTCTTCTTATTGTATCTGTTAGTTCTATTTGACTAGGATTATGTTCTTTATCTATTAATTGTGCCTCTAATAGAAAGTTATCTCTACCAAATATATCAACCATTTTGGAAACAAATTCTCTACCTATACTTAATGGATTTTCAGCATTATGAAGTTTATCTGCTAACGTTGATCCTAGGTGGCCGCAGAAACCTATAATATTTCCGTCTAAAAATGATGATAATTTATCAAAATTTATTCTTGGTTTTTTGTAAAAATGGTTTGGCAAATTGCATTCTGAAATAATTTTTACTAAAGTTTTCCATCCAGAATAATTCTTAGCTAATAATAAAAAATGAGATAAATCTCCATTCTCTTTATTTTGTATAGATGGATCGTCTTCACAGACATATATCTCACAACCTAGTATCGGCTTTATACCAGCAGATTTCATACTAGAGTGAAATTGTACAGCACCTGATATGTTTCCATGATCAGTCAGAGCACATGATTTTGCTCCAATTTTTAAACATCTTTCTGCTATTTGTTTTGGTTTACTTAGACCATCTAATAGAGAATAATGAGAATGAACATGTAATGGAGTGTAAAATGACATCATGTTGATCCTGGGGCTTTGTACAATCCGAATGTATGCTTTTGGTGTTTATATTGTTTTACCACATGATCAATGCCGTGCAACTCTAAATCATGTTTAACTTGTTCGCATTTTGTCATACAAGTTCCTTGTTGACAAGTCTGGTTATCTCTATATTCAATGATTGGTAATATATTTGTATTTTCAAAGGTTGTTTTTCCAAAGTGACATAACTTAGAACACATCCAACTTTTATTTAATTTTGGTTTTTTGGTATTTTTAATATATTCAAATTTTCTTCTTAACATATCCTCTGTATCTGCCAAATCCTTTTTATCAAAACATATAGAGAATGGACCGCCATCATTAATAAAGTATATCGAAAATATAATATGATCTATATCTGGATATAATTGACTAATAGCATAATGATATATTCTCAGTTGTGGATCTTTTTCTAATTTTTCTTGAGTTTTTTCTTGTCCGGTTGCCCAGTCTAATCTTCTTCCTGTTTTCCAGTCTATGATTTCAATAGTTTTTTCATTGGCCAAAGTAACCAAGTCTATTGTACCTTTTAATGCTAAATTACCTTTTAGTTTTCCATCAACAGTATCAAATTCATATTCTGACCATTTTTTATTGATAGTAAAATCAAAATGTTGTTCAGGTCTAAGTATCTCTCTGTTTCTTGGATCAAACATTCCACCATTAAATTCTATAGCTTTATATACCCATGCATGACAGTCTTTATAGTCTTTTAAAGTCCATTTATGGTGAGGAGATGCTTCGGAATAATATTTATATGCTTTTTCTATCAAAGTATTTAAACTATACGAATTTGTATCAATAATTCCAGCAACATCATCTTCTATTTCAGATAAATTATCTTGTTGTGCTTTTTTGATAATTGCTAAAATTTCTAAAACCTTATGAACTATGGTTCCTTTGTCTGCCTTTTGTCCACTTGGGCCACGCCAACCAAGGACATATTCAAGAAAGTATTGTTGCTCGCACATACTGTGAGTATTAAATGACGAGCTACGAAAATATGTGATTATAATAGTATCATTCCTTTATTTTTTAAGAATTCTATAATTTTATTATTTTGCTCTAATATAGACATATTTTCATTATCTATAATAAGATCAAAATTGGTTGGATCGTATTGATTTGGATCTAGCGCCATTTCACTAGCGTGATAAGAATTATGGGGATTTCTGGTCAATTTTATTACCCATCCTCCTGATCTTTTAACAGTATTTACTTCATTTGGGAATCTACAATCTGCAATGATCGCTACATCTGGTTTATCTTTATTTATTTTGTTTATGATAGCATCAGACCACACATTTTGTTTCATTGTTCTAAAAATATCTGTTCCAACAATTTGCATTACCTCTCTAGCAGACAATTGATGATTATCCCAATAACAATCTACTAGCTCATTTTTATTATCGTCCGATCCATAGCATTGATTATGCGTTAATCCTAATATATCGATACATATATTCTGCTTGAGCGGATCAGCAAAGTTATAAATATTGGTAACTCCAATAAGATGATTATTGCATATAGTTTTAACAAATTCTGAGCATGTTGTTTTTCCAGATTGTTTTCTGCCAGCAAACGCTATTATAGTTGTCATAAGTTTAGTGTTTCTATTTGTGGTATAATCTCATTTTTAACTTGTTCAACAGTCATTGATCCAATATCGTCGTGTTTTATATCAATTGTAAATATATTATAAATTTTTTGACATTTCTTTTTGATATTTTCACAAGCTTTTCTTCCTGCGTCGTCATTATCCATTAATAATATCAATGACAGAGCACCAGATATATCTAATAATATCTTTTGGCGGTCAGACAGGGAAGATCCAAAAATCGCAACCGAATTGTGAATTCCAGACTCTTCTAATCTCCATACATTTCCGGGACTCTCTACTAAAATAGCATACTGTTGCTTTGCAATATATTCTTTTGCAAACCAAAAATTATACAAACATTCCTGTGTCTTAAAGTCTTTGCTGTGTCTCCACTTGGACATTAGCCATAATTCATGATCTTTTGGGCATTGAAAATCGGCTAAATGAAAAGAACCACAATTTGCACATTTTTCATTAATACTTCTTCCGGTACAACCTATCATGTATTGATAGTCCATATCATAAACAGGAACAACAGCCCTGCCAAACATCTCTTTTCCGCTCGCCACGCAGTCACCAACGTCATACTTTTTAAGTATGCTCTCGCTGTAGCCACGATTTAAAAAATAAGCGGAAGGAATAGATAAAGCTTTTTGGATCTGTTTTCTGGATACCCTATTTATGGAAGGAGTATTTTGTACCGTATTAATATAATTGACCGTATTAACAAAATTGGTCTTTTCTATGTGTTTTTTATCGATTTTTATATCATCAAGATTTTGATTGATAAATTTTTCAGCAAATTTAATAGCATCATCAAACGAGCATGTCTGATCACCATCGGATTTCCATCCATGTTCTTGATGAGATATTACTCCTCTTATAAAGCCTATAATGGAGGATTTGAAAACTTGTTCACATTGATGAGATCTGCATTTCCAATTACCTCTATACGAATCTCCATCAGGATACAAGTTAAGAGCAGATGAATTATCTCCCCCATGAATGGGGCAACTCATGGTTATCATCTTAGAGAAAGTCTTATATTCAATACCAAAATAAGATAATAACGAATCTATTTCATCGCATAATCTATCTGATAGAATTTTAAGCTTTTGTTGATTATACGAACGGTATGTCTTCTTGATCATTGTTTTCATCAACTAAAAATCCATCTTTTTTAGAGCTTGTATTATGTGAAAGTTCTAGTTTTGTTTTTCCTTCGGTAATCTTAGCACACCAACCTGTTAAATTAAAATTAATATAGTCGTTGTCATCTAAGCATCCACCGTGTCTACTAATTAATGGTAGTAATTTTCTATTACCTGATTGACCACCATCTTCCGCTATTTCTTCGTCGGACTTTCTCTTAAATATACTAAAGTTGCTACAAAGCCATATTATCCTATCTGAACCTGATGCAGTATCGGTGCTCTCTTTTGTTATGCCATCTCTATTTAATTGTATAAAGCCAAGAATAGGAACCTGATACTTAACAGCAAAATTATGTAGTGCTGTCATCATAAATCCTAGTAGTTGGTATTCCTTTAAATCTTGTGATATTCCAGCACTATCCATGAGTTTTAGATAGTCATAAATGATTAAGCAATCCTTTGCTGTTCCATCGGGGTTGAGTCCAACTTCTTTGACAATCCATCTTCTCATTATGCTTAATTGTTCGTCAAATGGTTTACCAGCAATTGATTTATAATATAGTTTGGTATTTTTTAATTCTTCTGATGCTTTCTTTATTTTTTCTAATTGTACTGGTGATTTATTGAATTTTCCGGTTTCAATCGTATTAATCTCAACCTCTGTCATCATTGCCATAACACGATGAATATGGTCTTTATTGCTCATTTCTGTATCCATATTCAATACTGGAATATTTAACTTGTTAGCAACATGAAAACCAACATTATCTGCCCACATAGATTTACCAGCTTTTGGTCTCGCAGCAATAATGTTCACAGTGCCTTTTCTAAATCCTCCGCCTATTGATTGATCATAAATTGGAAATCCGCTAGATATTCCGATTTGATCTACTGGATTAGTTGATAAATATTCTATGTATTCATCAATACCGTCTCCAATGTGATATGGTTCATTATCATTAGAAAGATTTGATCCAAATTCAAATAATGAGTCTTCTGCAATAGACAGTATGGATGAGATGGGCTCTGATCCTGTAACGTCTAATAGTCTTTCTTGCGCTCTTTCTAGTTCTTTATGTAGTGATCGGGCTATCTCTAATTTTTTTATTTTGGCAGCAAACTGCTTTATGTTATCTATATTTGCTGGAAAATCTTTAATAGCTTTTAAATGTTGAGCTTCTTCCTTCTTGTTCAGGGTGTGTGCGAATCCGAGATCCTGGGCGGCAGAATATATGGATGCTATATCTAGAGATGAAACAATATCTTTGGAAAAGATGTGTTTAATACAACTATATATTAATTGATTGCTATCAACAGTAAAACAATCTTGGTTAATAATATCATTAATCTCAAGATATGCTTTATCTCCATACTGGAGAATACAACTTAGTACTGCTCTTTCAGCAGATGGGTCGCAAAGAATCATAAATTATTAGCCTGGAGTCCTTGAACATTTGTTACATTTATATCTGTTTGGTGCATCATAAATCAATGATGGATTAACTTCTTCTGTTTTTCCACAAACTCTACAAGTTACTTCTACAGGAGTAAACTCTCTTGATCTAGCTGATGGAGGGTGTTTAGCCAATTTTTTATCTATTTCAACATCTTCCTTGTGCATATTTTTTTCAAACATCATATCGAATTTATTCGATGATTTTTGTTCTTTAACTTTTTTTGATGTTTTAGGCGATCTTTTTGGTTTTTTGGATGCTGGTTCATCCTGAACGATTGTATCATCATCAGATTTGTCTGTCAAGCCCTTTTGCAAAATAGCAATCAATTGTTTAATGTCGTCGTTGTCAAGAGGCATGTTTCACCTTTGTTTTTTGAATAGATAATAATATGTCACTTAAATTTTTGATATTATTAGCTAGATAACTTAATCTGTCCATGCGTTGTTTAGCATATTTTTTAATTTGATTTAAACTACTAGCTTTATCATTATGCTTAATTGCCTGCAAAGATTTTTCGATATATCCATATCCCTTATAATTATTAACTTCGTCTGCTATAGCTTCCTTGATCGATTCTTCTGCCCAATTATATCTGGCTATCTCTCTATTTAAACTTCGTTGCAAGTAAAAAGCAAATTGAGATAGTCTATATGATATTTGAGCACAATCTTCTGGTCCTAATTTTTCTATTTCATCTCTTGACATTCCAAGATAAGAATTCATTTCTGTTTCTGTTACAGCACAACCAGCGGCATATGTTGGTAGTGACAGAGTTTTTTCATATTCGTCTAATATCTTATCCCAGTATTGTAGCTCTTCTTTTGCTGGTTTATTCATGTTTTAATTTATCTTTCCATTCTGTTTCTGATTCATTATATGCTAATATAATATGTTTGATTCCATTTTTTTCGCACCACTCAATTTTTTCTTGATCTCTTTTTTTGGCTTTGAGAAAATTCAATATTGTGCTATGATAAAATGGAACAAATTTAAAATGTTGTTCTCCATGAACTTCTACACAAGTTTTTATTAAAGGTAAATAAAAATCAAGATATAAAGTTTCTGAACGTCTTAAAGGAATAGGGACCTCTTCTAATATTTGTAATGTTGGAAAAGCATTAATAATTAGTTTTCTTGCTTGTAGATGAAAAGAAGATTTATTGAGTAATCTTCCTTTCGATATATGACCAGTAAGCTGCCAATTTATAATATTATTATCCAAATCAACTATAGTCATTTTATTCCTAACAATTCCTTTACTGATTGAGCTATCTTTGTGTATGCTTCATTATTTTCTACTAAAAACGCTCTAACCTTTTCTACTCCTTGAAATTTTGGCTTGTCGTCCAAACTTGGTATAGTGTACCATGCTCCACCCTTTTGAATAACTCCAAGATCAGAAGCCAAGTTAATTAGTTCTGTATGCTTATCTATTCCTTGTCCATATCTAATAAAACTGGTTGCTGTTGCTCCAGGAGCACCTAACGCTGAACATACGACTTGCCATTCTATTTCTTGTCCTATCTGAGTATTATCGGTTCCAACCACCCAAGGCTTGAAAGTTTTTGCTCTTAACTTTATATCAGTTTGATAAGCAATAGCCTGACCGCTTTTTTCTTTAAATTCTGCGCCGTATCCTGTTGGATTACCCATTAAATGTGTAATTCCTATAACTATATTTCTATTAACTGGTATAACATTGGCAATTTTACGACAAAATTTAGCTAATAGCTTGGCCCCATCTGCTCGTTGCATTTTATCCATATCACTTGTAATTTCTGCTTCTGTACATAATGCAGAGTATGAGTCTATGATTAGAACACAGCCTGGGACTTCGTTGATAATTCTTTCAGCGATTTGTAGATATTCTTCGCCGTGTAGAATTTTTCCTTGCTGACTACCTATTATATGAAACCTTGATAAATCAAGCCCTGGTATGCCTTCAAGATCTCTTTTCTTTAATCTTCCTTCTATGTTTAGATAGTAAACTTGACGCCCGTCTTTAAAAGATCCGTGAGCATATTCTTTTTTCTGTGCATTTGCTGCAAAATCTAGGGAGGATGTTGTTTTGCCACATTTAGGCTGTCCAGTTAAAACCACAAAACTTCCTTCTGGTATTCCGCCATTTAAGGCTATATCCAAAGCTGGACTAACAGGAATAGTTAAAACCTTTTTATCTATTAAGGCATTTCCAGATAAAATAATTTCATCACCAAATTTTTTAATTACGTCTTCTTTTAAAGTTGTCATTATTCTAAGTCCTTAAGTCGTGATATGATATTAGTTTTTTGATGATTATTTCTGAAAGTTTTCTTCTCTGTTCTGTCCAATTCCTTAGAAAGAATAGTGTTCTCTGCATTTATTTTATCAGCCATCTCCACTATGATAGGCTCAAGGAAAGGAGCACGCAAAGAATAGATTTTTTGTCCTTGTGTGCTCTTCAAAGCACTAATAATAGCTTTGGCATCATATTTTTTTAATAGTTTATATGCTGTAGCTATTTGATCCTTGTAGTATTTTTCCCAAGATTTAGTTGTCCAAAATCTATAGTGTAAATCTTTTTTATCTTTTTTTGCTTTATTCTCACAAATTAGTTCTGTTATATATTGAGCAGAGGACACCGACTTTCCATTCGAATACTTAGAAGCATATTTATCCATTGTTTTTAGGTCTGAATATGGCCTTACTTGTTTGTGATGATGAAAATTTTTCTCTATTTGAATCATGCTGTTGTGATGCTTCCTTAGTCATTATAGCAACATTATTTGCACCTTTGCCTGATGTTTTGGTAATCATAGGATTACTAACGGGAGATGTTGCTGTTGCAACCTGTTGTTCTTCCGATGCTATGGTGAACTTTTCTATTGTTTTTTGTACCTGTTCAATATTTAATCCTAATTCCTCAGCAATTTTTTCATTATTTAGTCCCTGCGAATTTAACCATCTAATAGCATATGTTTGAGTTTTATTAATTCTAGCCATATTAAAATTCCTCTCTTTCTGCATTTCTTATCCATGCAGCATTTAGTGTTCTAAGAAAAGTTATATACATATCGAATACTGATCTACTTACTTCTTTAAATTTAATTTCAGTCTCATCTATAAATATATTATTTTTACTATTTTCTGCTAATGGCGATAACGGATTATAAAAATGTTTAATATTATCTATTCTAATTAAATATTTAACACTGTTATTTTTTCTATATTTAGCTTTAGCCATGATCCTAGAGTCATCTTCAGATTTAATTCTTGGATTATTTTCTTTATCTATAAAATCATATTCTTTTATTGTTCCATAAAAACGATCATCTTCTAATAATTTTTCTGGTATATGATTATGTATAAAATTTGTCAAGATAAGTTCTCCATATTGTTTGTTTGATCTATAGTTTTTATTA